GGACCAGACCAAGCGATTAATCAAATTCATCAAAATCGATAGCGAAAAGCGATTAGTAAAAATCTATTTTGATGACGAACAAACAGAAGAAATAAAAATGTCTTATCGCTACTTTAAATATCTCAAGTCCCTCGATGATAAGGGGGCAAAGGTCGAGCCCTTGAAGGAGGATGTTAAAAAAATTCTCCGCATAAGGCAAGCAATCAAAGTAGCCGCTAAGGCAAACGAATTCGTTTTGCGTATCACTAAAAATTAACCACACAAAATATGGGAGAACAAAAAACAGAGATTAAAGAAATCTCAATGGAAGAACTCAAAAACATTTTTAAGGATGAGTTAAAATCCATTCTGCCAGACTTAAAAACGGAAATAGTTAACGAGCTGAAGCAGACCTTGCCGGAGGCTAAGACCGAGGACACCAAAGAAACAAAAATAGAAAAAGCCGCTCAATTTGTTAAAGACTTATGCATGGGCAATCTAGACAAGAAAGCGGTTGACAGCACAACCGGCTCTTTTGGCTATACTATTCCTACCGAATTGGCTGATGCCATTTTGGAAAAGAAAGACAAAATAGCCAAAATGAGAAAGCTTGCTTTTTCATTCAATCTGGCCGGTCCGTTCCAATTGCCGAAAGAAGGCACTGGAGTGACGGCTTATTGGGTTGGTGAAAATGCCGAAATAACCGAAAGCAATCCGACAATTCAGAAGCAAGATTTGGCAGATTATTATTTGGCTGCAAGAGTATTGATGCCTCGCCAGATGTTAAATACCTCTGCTTTCAATATTGTGCAATATATCTCTAATTTGGCCTCGCGCGCGATTGTCAGACAGGAAGAATCAGCGTTTGTTGTTGGCTCGGGTTCCTCACAGCCGACAGGCTTTAGAGGTATGACCGGCCACAATGTAGACGCCCAGGATGCCGCCGCATTGGCCTATGACGATATGGTTGATGTTTTTTATGGCTTAAAAGAGCAATACAGAGGAAATGCCATTTGGATGACCTCTGCTAAGGGCATGAAAGCCATCAGGAAGATTAAAGATGAGCAAGGAATACCTATCTTTAATGTTCAAGATCAAACCATATTCGGCAGACCGCTTATTGAAAGCGAAGATATACCGTCCAATCTTGGCACTTCTGCCAACGAAACGGAAATCTGGTTCTTTGATCCTTTCTATTATTGGATTAAAGACGGTGACAAGATGTTTATGGACACCGATAAGATTATTAGCAAACTGCAAATTGAATTAGTAGTTGCTGAAGCTATCGATGGCGTTTACACCTTGCCGGAAGCCGCTTTTCAATTACAAGCCGTTAAATAGTTTGTATACTCTGCCCTTTTACGAGGGCAGGGATATAAAAATTATTACGAAAATTATGCCACAGACAATTAAATTTTACGCGATAATGCGAGAATATAAAAAAGGAAAATGGGATATCATTATGGATTGGGAAACAAATAAGCTTTGTGTTTATGACAGTAAGAAAGTCGCTTACAATAGTTTAAAACAATATAAAAAATACTATCCCGATGATGGTTCGAAAATTGTTGTCGGTATTTTTAAATATTAATTAGATTTTATGGAAAAAGTAATCGTTCAATTCATTAAGGGCAATGGCCAGTTTGTAACCGGGGATATCACCCAGTTAGACCGAGCCGAAGCCGAAGCGCTGTTAAAGCAAAAGATGATCGTCATTATTGACGGCGATTGCAATGTGACCAATACCCTACCGGACACAAAATTACCTCCAACGCCAACTGATAAATTTATTTGTCCAATATGCGGAAAAGAATTCAAAAATCAAAAAGCGTTAAGAATGCACAAACTAAAAGCCCACAGCATAAAAGAATAATCTATGTCGGCAATTTCGCCGCGCCATTCTCCACCGAAAACGACATCAAGAAATCTTTTGAGGCTATCGGCTGGGAAGTGACGCCGGTGCAGGAAAACCAGCTCACTGACGAAATGGTGAATTGGATTATCTCAGCGCAGAGCAGCTATGATTTTATCCTTTATACGCGGACCTGGTGCGAAGTCGGGAAACAGTGGAAAAAAGTTTTAGCGGCTAAGAAAGTGCCTATCGTATCCGTTCATCTTGACCTCTATATCGGGCTGGATAGAGGCAATGATCTGGCAAATGACCCATTTTTTCAAAGCGATTATGTTTTTTCAGCGGACGGCGGCCACCAAGAGGAATTTAAGGCAATGGGCGTTAATCATTTATTCTTTCCCCCGGCCGTTTTGCATACCAGTTGTTATTTAGGGGAAAAGGAAAAGAGATTTGAGCATGATGTTATTTTTGTCGGCTCTTACCGCTATCATGGCGAATGGCCATATCGACCGCAATTGATTAATTGGTTAAAACAAACCTATGGCACGCGCTTTAGACTTTACCCGGACGGAGGCGTTGCCATTAGAGGCGATGAATTAAACCGGCTATATAACAGCGCCAAAGTAATTGTGGGCGATAGCACATTCAGCCCGAATTATTGGAGCGACAGGATACCGGAAACATTAGGGCGCGGCGGTTTTCTTATCCACCCGCGAGTGCCGGAACTAGAAAAGCAGTTTGATTATTATAAACATCTTATCCCCTACTACCACGGCGATTTCACGGGCCTGAAAGAAATAATTGACTACTTTGTCGAGCATGACGAGGAACGGGATAAAATAAGGCTGGCCGGGCAGAAGCATGTTAAGGCTAATCACACTTATATTAACAGAGTTGAAACGATAATAAATAAATTAAAAGAAGATGGGAAAATCTAAGTTATCCATATTTACGATTACCTATAATGAAGCTGAGCATTTGGAATTTTGGTATAAACAGCATAAAGATTTGGCTGATGAAATAATTGTTGTAGATACTGACAGTATAGACGGCACGCAGGAAATCGCTAAAAAGCTGCCGATTAAATTCATTGAGACAAAATGGCATCATTCATTTGCCGAGGCGAAAAATCTTGCTATCCGGCATTGCAGCGGCGATTGGCTTTTATCTCTTGCCCCTGATTATTGGATTAACAAGCGTAATTTTAAAATGATCCGCAAAGCCATTGAAGCCAATGACAAGAAAGCTTTTTGGATGCCATTGGTTCATCACTTTACAGATTGGAATGGCGGGAACGAAGAAAAGCCCTCTTTAAAGAATTTTGAAAAAGAAGATTATTTAGCAAATTGCCATCTCGCTTTATTCAAAAATGACCCATTCATTCGGTATCAAGGCAGAGTTCATGAAAATGTCCATGAAAGTGTCTGGGAAAAATACGGAAAAGACAGTTGTGGTTTCATCCCGGCAACCAGACATCATGACAACACTAAAAATCAAATAAGCAATCCCTTAAAATTGAAATATTATTGGTTTTTAGAAAATTTGTCAGCGCTAGAGCGTAAGGCGTGGGAGGTGGGACAAGAATTAAGAAAAAAAGCCTATGATGCAGAGCGTTAAAATCGGGATTATCGGCCGGGCTGACAATACAGGCTTAGGGGTTGAGACATGGGAGTTTTGCCGACATTTTCCTAACGCCAAGGTGATGATCGTTGAATATGAAAGCCTTTACCCCGGACCGGTCTATAAGATTTACCCCGAAAGATTTAATCATCCAGTTATTATTTCCGAAAGACCGGCAGAAAACGACCTAGAATCCTTTTTTAAGAGCATAGATGTTCTTTTTACCATAGAAACCCCTTACTATCCCAAAGCGTTCGATATAGTGCGCAGAATGGGCGTTAAATCGATTCTACGAGTTAATTATGAATGGTTTAAAGATTACCGGCCGGATTTATACATTTCACCCAGCCTTTATCACTTTAATGATTTGCCGGAGCCTAAAACCTACCTACCTTTTCCGATTAACCGAGAAGTTTTGCCTTTCAAGTTAAGAAAGAAAGCAAAAAAGTTTATCCATATTGCCGGAAACATGAAAGCCGCTTATGACCGGAACGGGACAGAGTTATTTTTACAAGCCATACCGCATATCAAAAGTAAAGTTGAAATAGTGATTAAAAGCCAAGTGCCGATTGCCTGCACAGATCCGCGCGTGCGCGTGGATGTCTGCAATCATGATGACTACTGGAAAATTTGGGAAGACGCTGATGTTTATGTCAGCCCCAGGCGCTATGCCGGGCAAAGCCTACCCCTAAATGAAGCAATGAGCCTTGGTATGGCCGTTATAATGACCGATTTAACTCCTCAAAATGGCTTTTTACCCAAAGAATTGTTGATTAAGCCCTTACAGGTTAACAAACTGATGATTAATCGGGAAATTGAAATCGCGGACATCGACCCCAAAGACATTGCCAAAAAAATAGACGAGATAGCCGGGAAAGACATCAGTAAATATTCAAAGATAAGTAATCATATAGCCCAGGCGTGGAGCTGGGAAAAATTAAAACCTCAATATGTTAATTTCTTTAACAGAATTTAAAAACCACATTGGAATAAGCGGATCAACTGATGACACAATTATTACGACCTACATTAACGCTGTTGGCGATTTTATAAAAGAATATTTGGGCCGTGAAATTGAGGAAAAGGAAATAGTAGAAAGGTTTGATGGCGATGACATCAAAGACATTATTTTTTTGAGCAATTATCCAGTTACCACTTTTACCTGGTTGAAATATCGCAAAGGCACTTATGCGGTTGAAGAAATGACAGACTTTGACGCGTCAGATTATCAGCGAGACGATGAAAAAGGTATTATTTATGTTGATGTGATGTATCCGGGCATAAGAAATATCGAAGTCTATTACAAAGCCGGATATGCAGCCGCAGCCATTCCAAACGCCATCAAAGTGGCGGCTCTCAAACTTACCGCGAAAATTTATAATAAGAAGCGCAGTGATGGTTTCAGTTCGGAAGAAGTATCAAACGCGAGGATTGAATGGGATAAATATTTAAGTTCTGACATTGAGGAATTATTAAGCTCATTCCGTAAAATTAAAATATGAGGGTATTTTTTACAAAGACAATTTCAGTCTATCGCCTTGCAGCAGCCAACAGCAAAGAGAGTTATGCCTTAAATGGAACGATTAACGGGTTTATAGTGCCAATGGGAGCCGAGGACGCATTTTTGAGCGAAGGCAACCCGGCCCAGCAATACAAACTAATTACTGACTATGCAAGCGATGTCAAAAAGACCGACAAGCTAACCTATGACGGAGACGACTATATAATTACCGGCAATCAGAAGTTTGATTTTGGCGCGATAAGGAGAGTGGAGGCGATATTAGAAAAATTTAACAGCTAATATGCCCTATGAGATTAAAATTGAAAATCTAAATGAATTAAGAGCCGCATTTCAAAAAGCCCCGGAGATTGCAGATAAGGAATTACAGAAAGCCACCAAAGACGCAGGAAAGTTAATATTAGCCACAGAAAAGACCGAAGCGCCAGTCAAGACAGGCCAGTTAAGGCGAAGTATTACCCTTGAGTATCGGCCAATCAGCGCCACAATCACCCCTACCGTAAATTACGCCCTGCCTGTCCACGAGGGAAGCAAGCCGCACATTATCACCCCTAGAAGAAAATCAGTTCTAGCCTTTAAGAAAAATGGAAAGCTCATCTTTGCGCGCAAAGTAAATCACCCCGGCAATAAACCGAATAAATTTGTCGAAAGAACAGTCAATAAATCAGAAAATCCTGTCAATGCCTTATTTTTAAAGGCTTTGGACAATATAATAAAATTTTTAACAGCATAACAATGTATTCAAATATCAAAAACGCAATTAAAGCCCTTTTAACAGCAATAACCACTATTAAAAATGTTTACGGCTATGAAAAAGGCAATTTGGACGGCTACCCGTCAGCCGTGGTTACGCTGGAAAGCATAGAGTGCGTTTATGAAACCAATAATGAGGACGAAAGAAAATACGCCTTTAAAGTAAAAGTTTATCAGGAAATGGTTGACGATGCTTTGGGAGCCGAAACAGCCGAGACGACAATTGAAGCTTTAATAGATACTGTTTTAGGTAAATTTGAGAACGATTACACCTTAGGCGGATTATGCCACAAAGTAAATATTAATGGAGTTGCCGGATATGTTGATCGGGGAATAAACATGAGGGTTCTTGAATTCACCGTTAATTGCTACGCGCTTTATACTTTAACTTAAAAATATGGCCATCAAAAAATTTGAAAACAAAGCTTTGAAAATAAGCGAAGAAACAAAAATTAAAACTAAAGAAGAAGAATATTTCTTTTCAAATATCGACGGTAGGCAAATCACCGTCAAGGCTACATCGGCCGAAGAAGCCGAGCGAAAAGCCAGATCATTAATTAATAAATTATAAAATATATGTCTAAATTTATTGGACGAAAAATCGAAGTCGGTATCGGCAGAGAAGCCACCCGAGGGACGGCGGCTAGTCCGTCTTATTGGCTGTCTCTTATGAACGCCGATTTTGACGACAAGTTTGAGGGTATAGCTGATGAAAGTTCTTTGGCCGTCATTGAGGATGCCAGCGATTTCAAGGTTACTAAAAAATGGTCAGAGGGTAAATTATCCGGCAAACTGTCCGCAAATTCTTTCGGCTATTTTTTGCGCGCCTTATTGGGAACAATCACATCAGCAGTCAAAGAGACAACCGCTTATAACCATACTTGCGCGTTATTGCAGAGCGCACAGCACCCGACACTTACTATCGAGGCCAAGAACCCCAATGAGCAGCTTAAATTTGCCAATGGCGCTTTAGACAACTTAACCATAAAAGCTGAATTGGGAAAATTTGTTGAATTTGAGACTGATGTTAAAGCTAAGCTGGGTGTAGCTTCTGCAAATAGCCCGTCTTATACAACCGATTACAGCTTTTTAGCTAAAGATGTAACGCTTAAAGTCGCCGCCGACC